TCAGGGCTCCGGCCTTATCCGATCGCTGGCGTGTGACGTGAGCCCCAGCCCGGCCATGATCAGCCCCTCCGTGATCCGCGGGCCGACATCCTGCTCCGGCTCGCCGGTCTCGCGCGCACGTTGCGCGGCCAGCAGGCTCTCAAGCACCACGCGAAGACCCGCCAGCAAGCAGTCGCCGTCGGCCAGGGCGATGCGTCGGCCCGGCATCTGGTGGCGCTCTGGCCAGGGCTGGCCATCGGAGGCGGCGCCCGAGCCGATGCTGTGCAGCAGGGCAATGAGGGTGTTCTGGTCCAGTGCGGGGCCGCTCGTGGGATCTTCCTGGATCGGTTGCGGGGCAGGGGAGTAGCGCGTGGTCATGGCAGGGCTCCTTGCGGGCAGGCAGAAGCCGCCACCGATAAAGGTGGCGGACGGTGCGAGGTTCGAAACCCGGTGTGCAATCAGACCGGCGGGCGCAAGGCCCCCACGCACCGCCCGCCATAGCCGGCCGACGGATTGCCAGCCGGCACCGCACGGAGTGGTGCCGACTGGCAAGCGCTTTTTACGATTGCACAACCGGGGTTTCGAAGCCCGGCCACCTGTTCAAGGTGGCACAGCAATGAATACGCCCGGTTGTGCGCGATGCCAATGAAGTAGTGCCGATGCCGTCACTACATTCAACATTTTTAGAATCGTTGTATATGGCGAAAAGCGGCTGGAGCCCCGGACCGCAAGGGTATCGACTGCATCTGTGACACAAGCCCGCCTCCTATTGTCAGTGGTTAGTAGCGCCCCCGTTAGGGCGTATGCGACAGGCCGAGGCCGGGCTGGCTTCCGTCAACATCCCTCACTCCGCGCGGGCGCCGAACTTCAGGCAAGCCGGCTGCCAGTCGGATGCGCTCCAAAGCTGATGACTCCTGGGAGATGGAATTGGATTGCGATATGGGAATGCTCGCAGCCCTGTCGTTACTGGGACCAGCGCCCGGTCTGGCACAGGGGAATTGAGTAGGGGTGCAGTCGAGTGTGACGCGTCACGTTAATTGACTCCAATTCCGCATCACCGCATTGGAATTGCTGACGTCCACATCGGAAGGGTTGAGCTTTCCGCTGGCGTCGTCACGGCAATCATAGGTGCCGGATTGGGATCAGAAGAGGTGATGACTGCGGGGGCTGTGACTGGCGGCCTTGGCTTGGCTACCATGTATGACGGCGGGACTGGTGTCTTAGGCGCTCTTGGCGGAGAGAAGCGCGACCCTGCATTGCAAGAGGTTGGTGGCGCTCTTTTGGGGCATCACGGAGCTAAGGCAGGCAGAATCATCTCTGACCTGACGTCCGTTCGCGGTGGGCTCAAGGGGCTAAGGAACATCATGCGCGGTAGAGCGACTGTACAAGGAGCTTATGACGCGGCGAAGACAGGAAAAGAGATGATAGATAGTCAGTCATCAAGCAATGATCCGTGCGATTGCAAGTGAGAGGATGATGAAGATTATACTTTGGGTGCCTATAGCCTTATTCGCCTTAATGTCATTAAGAGCGATAGCTTTCGTCATATATCAAGGACTAAATGGATCCCCCTTCGGGGAGGAGGAAGTTGTTGCCGCCGGGGTCGGCGTGATCTGCGGCTGGATCGCCTGGGTAATGTACAAGGTACTGATAAGACTATGGAGGAAGCCGAAGCCATAGTCTAAGGTTGATTCTCAGAACTGCTGACCCACTCTCGAAAAACCGAACCAGCGTAAAGTAGAGACTTCGCCCCGCATGGGCCCCGTGGATCACGAGGAATTGGGCGATGAAGAAGTCCCGTTTTACCGAGGCAGAAGAAGTACGGTGGGCTGGGTCCGTCCGAGCTCAAGCGGCTGCGATTGTTGGATGAGGAAAACCGCAAGCTCAAGCAGCTGGCGGCCGACCTGAGCCTGGACAAGGCGATGCTGCAGGAGGCGGTGACAAAAAGCTCCGAGGCCTGTCGTATCGATGTCGCGCCCGGCGTTTTCCTACACGTCCAAGGCGCGTGACAGTAGAGCGATCAGCCGGCGGCCAGACGCGCATCCACTGTGGCTGTGAGCGCGTGCTGGTGATGCTGCGCCGGGAGGGCTGGCGGGATAACCTCAAACGGGTCCATCGCACCTACAAGGAAGCGGGCCGGGTTGCTTTTGTTGCAACGATATGGGGAAAGGGCTTCTGAAACATAGCAACCATGGTCTACTGTGCCTGCAGCTCAGACGGTGAATAGCAATGTCAAACCCTATTGATTGTCGAGAGGGCATTTCTCCGGAGGAGTTCTATGAACAGCACTATGCCGGAAGTGGCCTGGATGAAAGGTTGGTTATAGAGCTTTTGAACCATGTCGCGCTGGAGCTTCGCTTGCCGGTTACGAAACTCCGTCCAGATGATCGATTCGCGATTGAGCTTGCGCCAAAAAAGGGGGGCTCATGGGATTCAGGGTATGGAATTTTGTTGTACGAAATTCAACGCCATGCAAATAGAAAAGGCATTCGAGTTAATCTAAAGATCCACACGATAGATGATTACCTTAGGGTGATGTCGGAAGTCTATTGACTGAGCTCACCGAGCCTGAACAGGTTATTGGGCGCTGTCGCCACCCTGAGCAGACTGCGTAGCGCCCAATGAAGTTGTCGCGTCGCACTACGCAACTCGCTCTCACGCGGAGGATGATGGCGCGTTTGCCAGGGGATGGCTGCCTGAGGAGATGCCGGCTTCTGCCGCCAATATCACTGAAGCCCACAATATAGATTCAAGCGAAATGTGGATCAGGTTCTCGTACACTGGCGAAGATTCAGAATTGTTTGTCAGAAGTTGCGGGCGCTCAAAAAGTACAATTTTTCCAGACTCCAAGCGAACGAAACAAAGTGCGCCGTGGTGGCCGCATGATCTATCAGGCGATGCGCCGTACGATTTCTACGCATGCGACGCCATGCGACACGCAGGAAATGAAATTTCTGCAGGCGTTATTGTATTGCCCATACAACGAGAGATCTACTACTGGGTTCGTAACAGATGACCCTCACTCTCGAATACTACCCACCCCTGTCCTGCCGCTGATCAACGAGCCGGAAGCCCTACCGTGGCTGGGTTTCGACGAACTGCATCGCCTGCAGGCGCAGCGGCACCGTGCCACTCAACCTTCCCGACGCACCCACGGACCGACGTATTGCTCCAACCCGCTATTCCCGACAACACGCTGTAGGGCACCTCAAGGCCGCTGGCGGGTTCTCTTGGGGTGCTTGGGAGAGGGGAGTAAGGGGCGTGGACCATTGCGCAGTTGATCTCGAACGGTCGATTTCAGTCTGTGAGCTTGCGATCTTCTGTCGCGATTCGCGCTTCCAGCGAGTCGATGAGAGTAGTGAATCTCTTTGCGTCTACGTTAAGTGCGTCCTGCATCTGCTTCAACGCGACTTCAGCGTGGTCGCCGTACTTCAACACCTCGTCAAGCAACTTGTCGCATTTCCCCTGATCTCTCGGCATTTGCCGCAAAGAGTTGTCGTAGAGGGCAACAAAGTCCTTGATTCTGCCAAGTACGTAGCGAGCCTTAGCCACGACATTTGCAGTGGGATCGCTGACGACATTCTGCTGCTCAGCCCCCCACTCCATGTCCGCAATTTGGTCGGCCAGGCGCTTCAACATCGCATGCGCGCTGATCGGCTCTCTGTTCTCGGCTTGGCGGAGCCGCCTGGTAACGCCCATCACTTGCTTTTGCGTAGGCACAAGCCAGCTGGATATTTCCCTGAGTCGCGAACGGTCAGCCTTTGCCTCCTTAAGTCGCATCTCACGCCGCTCATGAAGTTTGAGTTCGCGATCACCTGCCGCCAGTCGCATGGCTCCGAATCCGATCACCCACGTGCCCACGGCGGCAAACCAATCCGCGGCAGAGCCTGTGTCGTCAAAGACGGCCAGCCCGAATGGGCTGAAGAGCCCCGCAACGATGACCCCCAAAATCGCCAGAAACGAGGCCAAGAGGATCGTGTTCACAGTCGAAACGCTCTTCCACGCAGTGCAGAGTCTGATCCAGAAATAGGTTTCCTTAGTCATAGCTGTCCCTGTGCCCAAGATGTGAACTGGGGGATTCTGGCATGACTGAGCCAGTGTTGGCATTTGTGCTGCTGGCGGCCATTGCGGCCGCCTCCATAGGTGCCGCTCGCATCGTCTCGTGGCTACTCGACCGGCGTGGCTACACCGCCTCGCAGAGGTTCCGCGAAGCCCAGGTCATCGCACTCGCAAAGGCTGAGATTGCCGCTACCAAGCGCGGTGATCTTCTGGCCGCCGCTCGCTACGCAGAAGAGCAGGAGCGAGCCGCATGAGTAGGTATCCCTCCTTCGCCGAGCTGGCCCAGCTCGATATGGGCCTCACGGCGTGCGCAGCGTTTGTCGCGCTCGTTCTCGGTGTGGCGGTCGTCTCCATCGCCATCGAACAGGCATGGCTGGGGCTTCGTCGCCTATGGAATCTCCGGAAGGATCGCTCCAATGGCCGGTGATCGCGCGGTGCTGGCCGGGTCGGGACTCCCCTCGTCTAACAGGGGAGTCAGTGAATTCAGGAACCCCGAGGGAACCCTGACGGTCGGCATTGACTGGTTCTCCGCCTCTGTAGACATGCTCGCGGTGTTGAACGAGCTGGCATTCCGTGAGGGCGACTCATACGAAGAGATCCGGCAGTGGGTCGACTTCAGCCCCGACAATGCCCGCGTTGTCGCCCTGCAGATCTTCTGCTGGTTCTTCGCAGGGCTGGGACTGGAACTGGACGAAGTAGCCGGGGGAGGGCGCTTCTACCTGTGGCGCATCAAGATCCTCAGCGCCGAAAAGAAGTTCGTCGGCATGATCGAGCTTGGCGGCGAGAACTGCCGCCGTGCAGATGGCACCTATACCGCCCGAATTGAGTTGACCGGCGATGGGTGTAGGGCAGTAGCAGCAGCGCGCTGCGGCCATGCGCAGCGGTGGCTGGAGCTTCGAGCGAAGCTCGAAAGCTGCGGCGGCAGAATCACCCGTGTCGACGTGTGCGCAGATGATCTTGTCGGCAACTACCCCTTACGCCTCGCACAGAAGTGGTACGCCCAGGGCGAGTTCGACAACCGTGGTCAGCGCCCCAAGGCACAGCTGGTTGACGACTACGACAGCGGTGACGGCAAGACCCTCTACGTGGGCGGCAAGAAGTCGGAAAAGCAGCTGCGCGTCTACGAGAAGGGTAGGGAGCAGGGCGACAAGGCGTCGCCGTGGGTGCGCTATGAGGCCCAGTTCCGCGCCTCCAACCGCAAGGAACTGCCGCTCGACATTCTGCGTGATCCGGCGTCCTACCTGCTGGGTGCCTATCCGGTCCTTTCGTTTCTGCGCTGCGTTGCCACGCGCATCGAAATCACGAAAGCCGCTGTTGAAGCGACGTGGAAGAGCGTTCGTCGCCACATCCGCCGCCAGTACGGCGCGGCACTGAACTTCATTTCCAAGAACTGCCCGGACGATCAGTCACTGCGGGCGGTCATCGAATCCTGCACTTCGCCATCGCTGCCGAAGTGGGTCACAGGTGACACACCAGCGCACTGGCCCGAAATCGCGGCCGTACAACCAACCTCCAAGGGGTAACGAAATGATCAAGGTCACCGTACTGGATTCGCAGATCAACGAGCGTGGCGGCAGCTTCACCAACGACCGCAACGAGAACGTCGAGTTCACCACCCGCAAGCAGCGCGGCAAGCTGGAGGCCGACGGCTTCGCCTATCCGTTCGATGTGCGCCTGGACAAGGGCCAGCCCGGCTATCAGGGGGGGGGGGGCGAATACGAGCTGGATGTTCCAGCCATGCTGCAGGTCAATAAGGGCGTTGCAACCCTGAGCAAGTTCACCGTGCTGCGCCCGCTGCAGAAGGCTGCACCGCGCCCGGCAGCGCAGGCCTAAGTCATGGCGCGGTACGTCTACGAGTGCCTGCAATTCAACGAACAGACTGGCACCTGCGAGCAGGCTGGATTCGTGCCGCGCACCGATATCCCCGCACTTACCACTGCCGAGGTGTCGGGGTTGTTGTCCATGGTTGCGGTGTGCTTCGCCGTGGCATGGGCATACAAGCAGTTAGGCAGGTCCGTTCGCAACTAACTCAACTACGCAAGGGGATCATCATGGATCTGGATTACAGCGCTGCACTCACCGTTCTGGCCGGTTTGGCAGCGGGTGTCGCTGCCATCGGCACCGCCAAGCTTGCACCGGCCGCAATCGCGGTTGGCTACAAGTGGTTCAAGGCTGCGATCTTCGGCTGATCGCAGTAGCAACGGGGCCGGGCAATCCGGCCCCTTTCAATGGGGGATTGATGATGCTCGGTCTATTCGTTCTCTGCGTCGGCAGTGCCGCGCTCTACATCGCGTTCGGTGACTAGATGACGCGTGTCCTGCTGGCGCCACTGGTTGCGGCGCTCTACTTCTTCGCTCCTTCACTGCACGCTGCTGTGTGTTCGCCCAGCGCGGACGTGGGCTATATGGATTGCGATGATGAGGGCGAAGCCTATGCTGCTGCCTGGGCTGCAGCTACTGAGCAGGCTGGCCGATCTAACGCTGCTGGCGGCTTTACTTGGAACCCTATGGTTGAGCAGGAGGGCAATGGCTATGTCGGCTTTGTCCGACCTTCATATGCGTCTAGCGGGCGATATGCATCCGTCAAGCGTGGCTGGAAGACGAAGTGCAGCGCACGCCCTGAAGAGTTTGGCTGGGAGGGTGGTAGCACTGCCGCGTCGGTCAATGCTTGCCACAGGGGCTGTATGTACTCCAGCGCACTCGATCCGGCTGGTGTGGCCGGTTTCAGCCACACGCCCACCGGGGGCACCTGCACAGAATCTGACGCACCTGAGCCTAAGCCCGCTGGCGACGGCGGTGGCGATGATGGTGGCAGCACTGGCGGGGAGACAGGGGGAGGTGATGGCGACGGTGGCGGTAGTGACGGCGGTGGCGATGGGGGAGGGGACGGCGGCTCAGGGGGTGGTGACGGCGGTGGCGGTGGCGATGGCGATGGCGGAGAGAATCCGAGCCTCCCGGGCGATCCGCAGTATCCGGGCGATGTGCCGATGCCCTATATGGATCCCCCCATTCCCGGCAGCTACCAAGGGCAGTGGTCCAGCGGTCTAGGTGGTGGGTCTTGCCCGTCACCTCGGACCATCCATGTATCGCTCGGCGGCTACAGCGCCGCCATGGTTTTCGAGTTCAAGCCGCTGTGTGATTTCTCTCGGTACATCCGCGGCATGGTGATCGCATTCGCGGCCATCGTTGCTGCCTACATCGTTCTGGGGCTCAGAAGATAATGCCTTGGCTTGCCGCCTTCCTTGTCCAGCTCCTGGGCAACTCTCTCGCACGTGTTTTGACCGGCGCGGGCCTCGGGCTTGCGACCGGCGCCGCGCTGCTTCCGCTGGTCAAATCAGCATTGAATCTCGTCGTCTCCTACTGGGGCGGCATTTCCGGTGACCTCGCCAATGTGCTGCTGCTCGCAGGGGCAGGGGAGGCCATCACCATCGTTGGCTCTGCCATGGTCACCAAGGTCGTGATTGACGCTGGCAAAGTCGCAGTTCAGAAGGCCGCATCCAAATGATGTATCTCATTTCCGGTCAGCCCGGCAACGGCAAGACCCTGCGCGCCATGAGCATGGCGCAGGAGTTCTACGAGCAGAACCAGCAGGCCGTCAAAGAAGGCAAGGCGCAGCCGCGACGCTTCTTCACCAACGTCGCAGGTGCAACCACTGAGGAGAATCCTGACGCCTTCCCATGGTTCGAAAAGCTGCCTGACCACAACGACTGGACCCAGCTTCCCGATGGCTCCTTCGTGCTGTACGACGAAGCCCATTCCGATGGCAATACGCAGGGGCTGGAGCGCTATGGCAGGCTGTTCCCGTCCACCGGCAAGCCGGGCGAGTCTGAAGATCCACGCATTCGCTCGATGTCCACGCACCGGCATCGCGGCTTCGATCTGGTGTTCGTTACCCAGTGGCCTAGCAAGATCCACCACCAGGTTCGCAGCCTCATCGGCTCGCACACCCACATGAATCGTGCGTTTGGCATGCAGCGAGCTGGTGTTCTGACGTGGACCCGCGTGCAGGCTGATCCTTACGACGAGCGGATACGCGACAAGGCCGAGGAAGAAATCTGGGTCTACCCGAAGAACCTCTATGACAGGTATCGAAGTGCAACGCTGCACACGGCCAGTCACAAGTTCAAGGTGCCGAAGCGAGTCTGGCAGGGCCTGTCAGTGGCGGTCGCCTTGATAGGCATCCTGTGGTTGGGTTGGCTGTTCCTGATCAAACCCTCCAACGCACAGGCTGCGAAGAAGGAAGAGCAGGGGGCCGGTGCTTTGCCGGCGGCAGGTGCCCTGGCGCCCTTGGGCGCGGGCATGCCGGCGGCACGGCCCCTCACCCGCGAAGAATACGTGCAAAAACACAAACCACGTGTGGAGTTCCAGCCGTGGTCTGCCCCCGCCTTCGATGACCGAACTGTGCAATCGCAGCCGGAGCTGTACTGCATGGCCTCCGGCACCACTGAGCAGGACACCACTTGCACCTGCGTAACGGAGCAGGGCACCAAGGCAAAGATTTCGCTACCGGTATGCGTGGCGATCGCACGCGATGGCCCGGCCTACAACCCGTATCGCGCACCACGCCAGGAATCGGAGTCGAGTCAGGATCACCCAGCTCGCGGCATCGCTCAGTCATCGCCATCCGGGACACCCGAGCCGTCACCACATGCGCTGGTTGAGGTCGGAAAACGCCCAATGGGGACGTTCCCGGAGACGCCACCTTACCCGGCGACCTTCTGATTATCGTGACGCGTCACGGGCAGCGATCTCGCGGTGAGAGAACCCAGCCTCCATCAGCAGACATTTGCCTGTACGGCTTTCCTGCAAAGCACTGGACAGTACTTTCCGGGATATCGCCACACCGAGAGCCCGGAAGGTTCTCCCAGCCCCCCTCAATTCGACGGAAGAACATTCCATTGATACAGCGCAGATTCTGCGCATTCTGGGATGGCTGTGCGTGCTGACGTTCTGGAAGCGCCGACGGCACTGGGCTATTGGCCGTCGGCAGATCAGTCCTAGCCGTCGACGGCTGCTCAGCGGCCTCAATGGATCGCCGCACACCCTCAAAACGCTCACTCCAGGCACTGTTTGTGCGACCCAGCGTAAGCACGCCAATGGTTGTAAGACTCACCAGAGTCAAAAATCCGGTAATCAGCCACGGGAAATTCCAACGCTTCCGCTCAATCGGCGGAAGGTACTCAGGCCGTTCGCGCTCCATACGCCCCCCAATCACGTCCAGATTGCATTGTACTGGGGGTGTAGGGGCAGCGCCCCTACGGAAGCGCTTTACACGCGCTGACGCGGCTTCGGCCCACGACTCATGTAGACCACATTGGACGTCTCGGCGCCGGGGCCGGGATCACGCACGCCGGACCGTCGTTCTCGGCGAATTCTGAGAGCTTCGGCTAGGTAGATGACGCTGGATTTCGCCGTGGCCGAAGCTTTTCGTGCAGCTGGTCTCCGGGGAGCCGCCTCAGCCATCATCAGTCGCCATTCCCGCGCAATGTTGCAGGTCAGGGACCACCAGGTCATGTCGCATGGCTCTAGCTGATGACCTTCGGGGGTGAACATATGCCCAGCCTGGAATCCGAAACCGGCCCAAGGGCCGGTTAGGTCGATGCGATCATGGGGATCGATCTTGCTCAT